GTTGACCCTGTTGAAGCCCATTGGAAATAACCTTCTCTTACTGCAAAATAGGCACCAGCATTTCCTGTTGTTGAGTATTTAAAACCACCATTGTAGTAAATGCCTGTGTATAAACCAAAAACAGTACCTTGTGCGCCAACACAAGATTGACTTGAATAACCAAAGAAAATTGATGGATAAACACTTGCGCCTGAATACGGGGTAATTCCTAATCCTAAGTTACCAGAGGTGTCTAAGCGCATTTGTTCAGTCCCAGCGTTTTGCCAAGATTGATAACCACCATTAGGATTGTTGTAATACATCCCTGTAGTTGTTGTTCCAAATCTAATTGATTGATATGTTCCGTCTGTAAATTGAACAATATCTCCAGCAGTAGCACCTATTCTATTTACTTGTAATGTGAAAACTGGGTTACTTGTACCTATACCTAGATAGCCTGCGCTTGTGAGGCGCATCTTTTCTGAAACACCAGGGCCACCTAGATAAAACGCTAAAGGCGCTCCAGCGGATGAAAGACCGACTGGATTTGTACCATTAGCTCTTAAATAAATACCTACTTCATTTGTTGCATTAGCTTGGTCAGTTGCAGTAATAGTTGCATATGGTGTTGTTGTATTTCTAGCCGCATTTAATGTTCCATAAAAAGCCGCATTGCTACCAACTTGTAAATTACTTCCATCAAACGTCAGCGCAGAACCAGTAGCCAAAGCACTTGTACTAGACGCATACACCACACCATTTGCTGTAAATGATGTTAGTCCTGTACCACCATAAGCAGTACCCAATGCGTTTGTAGGAGTCAAACTAGTCGATGTCAATGCTCCTGTGCTTGGGTTGTATTGGAGCTTAGTCGAGCTAGTTCCAATGTTTGTCAGACTACCACTTGTTGCACTTGTAAAGTTGATATAACGAGTTGCGTTAGTCGTAGTGTCATCAGTAATCGTAGTTGCAGATGATGTATTAGCCCATGTAGGAACACCACCAGATACTGTTAAAACTTGTCCAGTTGAACCAATTGCTAACTTAGATAGCGTATTAGATGCAGATGCGTAAAGAGTGTCACCAGTCGTATAACTAGTCTGCCCTGTTCCACCATAAATTGCACCAATTGACACACCATTCCATGTTGCGTTGGTAATCGACCCTGCGTAACTAAGTGTGTTGGTTGACCAAGATACGTTTGAGGGTGCTTGGAAATGCGTATCCCAAGAACCTGCTGCATTACTATTGGCAACAAGAATAATTTCACCAAAAGCACCTGATTGAACAGTCAAAACAGTAGTGCTTGAATTATTTTTAACAACAATCGTTCCTGATGACTGATTGTTATTAAAAGTAAACATTGCTCCTAATGGCAAAGTTGTGGCATCAGGCAATTGGAAAGTCTGCCCACCAGAACCAGTTAGATAATAATTAGGTGTTGATGCAGCAGTCATCACAGTTGTAGTGCCAGCAGCAGCTACATTTGTGAACCCTTCATAAAAGTCGTTAGCAGAAATGTTTACATTAGCATCTCTTAAAACAACGCTATTCGCTCCAGAGCTAGAAGTAACACCTGTGCCACCATTCGCTACATTTAACGTGCCTGAGAGGGTTACAGCACCTGTAGTGGATACGTTAGGTGTGAATCCAGTTGTACCTGCGCTAAATGAGCTAACATAAGACAAACTAGACCAAGTTGGTACACCACCACTCAAGGTCAAAAACTGACCATTTGATCCTGCTGCCAAGAAAGTCGTTGTTCCTGACCCTGTTTGGTAAGGTAAAGAACCATTTGCACCACCAGCAATGTTAGTTGAACTTGCTGCCAAGGTTGCAGTTGAGGCATTTCCTGTCAAAGCACCAACAAAAGTGGTTGCAGTTACAGTCCCACTAGAGGGGTTATAGGTTAATTTTGATGAGCTAACGTATTCTTGGGTAATGACACCAGTATTTACGTCTGTAAAGGTCAAATAACGAGTTGCATTGGTGCTTGTATCGTTAACAACAGACAAATTAGCACCAGATGTGCTCCAAGATGTGTTTGTACCATCTGTGGTTAGGTATTTACCTGCGTGAGTTGCTTGGCTAGGTAAAAGGTTGTTGATCGCACCAGTAGCAGTTGTAGCTCCTGTGCCTCCATTTGTGACTGCAAGAGTGCCTCCAAGGGTAATTGTGCCACTTGAGACAATTGGGCCTCCAGTTGTGGTCAAACCAGTCGTACCACCTGAAACATCAACGCTTGACACACCACCAGCAGCACTCGTAAATGGCAGACCAGCAGGGCCAATGAACGTGATAAAGGCTAAAGTTGTAGGATCATACAATGCCTGAACAGGCAATATGTTAGTGGTTACTGTGTTGGAGACGTTATTGCTTGCAGTCATGTTGAACCCTAAAAAAAGGGGGGAATTTCACCCCCCATAATCAACTTTGGTCACCTACTGGTGTCACATACAAGATGCCAGCAGTACCTGAGTTACTGATAGCAGTCATGTAAAAGGGAGTAGTAGGTGTAGCTAAGATCAATGGTGAACTCATTCCAGCAGGTAGAACGAAATCACCAAGTGTTGAACCATCTACAGGAAACACAGCAGCAGGGCAAGGTGAGAAGCTAGAAAACTTCACAGCAATGGGACTTGCTCCTGTGTTCAAGAAAGATGCGTAGTTGATCTGGTCATTCGTTGTGTCATCAATCAAAGTCGAGGCATGGCTCGTGCTTGTAACTGATAACGCAGTTGTTTGACCAGCATTACGTTGGACTGTTGAACCTGCCATGATTAAACTGCATTAGTAGGAAGGATTGTGCCTTCCAAACGATCTACACCCAATGTATACACACCAGATGCAGGAGTTGCAGAAGAACCTGTGCTATTTGTGAATTGAATTGACAAAGTGTTAGCAGCAGATACCCAAGCATTAGCAATACCAACACCAGTAGTCTGAGCACCTTGCAAGCAAATATTTACAAAGTCATTAAGCAAAAGGCCTTGAATTGTAAATGTTTGAGTTGCTTGTGAACCAGAGACTGCTGCAGGTGTCAATGTTGGGTAAACAAGGAAGGAATTGAGGATGTTTCCTCTGAGGATCGTAGTTTGTAATGACATAAAAACTCCTTTTGGATGATTGTATCTGAAAAGCGAAAAAAGCCATCCCTTTTGAGGATGGCCTTCTTCTTATTTACTCACAAATTAAGGTAAAAATGTGAGGTCGTAGCCATAAACAAATACGTCACAAGTAGCTGCAATCGTAGTTCCAACATTTACATATAAATTGCTGAAGCTAGATATAGCTGTGTTCGGATTTGTTGCAGCAGAAATGGTCACATAAGGGCCACCTGTGTTGCTTGTCAAAGCAGCAGTAGTCAATACTGTTGTTCCAGTTGCTCCTGTGTTTGTGTAAACACCAACAGTAGCAGTAGCAATTGTGGTTGTAGCACCACTAGAGTTAAGGCCATTGGTAATGATTACGCTAACAGGTACGAATTTGCTCACATCGACAAGAGCCATTGCTGTGTCACCAGCGTAGGCCAAGTTAACTGATTGAGCAGAAGCAATCAAACGCAAGGCTTGGTTTGTAGTCAAGTTTTGGGGATGATTGCTGACTGTGGTTGCTGGTCCGGGATTACTCATAATTAATTACTCCTTAAATTGTTAATTAAGCTGCGATACGGCAAGCCAACTCAGGGTACAGAGGTGCCCATCCATACAACACATCCAAGCGAGTTGGAATACTGTCATTGTTAATGGTGTACTGCCTGACCACACGCATTGACAAGCCAATCTCTTTATCAGAGGCACGACCAGCAAAGTGGACACCTTCAGGCAATTCGAGATCCGCCACCGCCAAGGTGAACGCATTTCTGTGCATCATAATGTTCTGTGGTGAGTATGTACCAGAACCAGACACTCCAATTGAGAAAGGAGTAACTGCAACACCACTTGTGGGAGATGCTGTAACGTTCTGGAACTGACCACCATAGATCAATGCAGGGCTAACTGTTACTGATGTATTGCCATTGGACAAAGTGACAGCAGATGTAACAACAAAGTTTCTCAACTTGTTATTGCCATAGGCTTGACGATTTTGTGGGTTAACAGCATATACACCTGCAAAAGTAATCACATCACCTTGATTCAATGCACCAGCAGCAGTAGCTGTGATGTTGATCGTAGATGTTTGTGCCCATCCTGATGCAAGACCTTGGTTTGAGCCATTAACAGTAATAGAACCAGCAGTTCCACCTGTCCAAGCACCAAACTGTTGGGAGACAACGTTTTGGTCCATTTTCCAATTAACCCCAGCGCTGTCGCGACCCATGAGGCCTTTGCGATACTGTTCGCCAATAGCTTCTTGGGGCACAAAGAGGCCTTTCAAGCTATCAACAATAGTTGCAGAGGTAAATGGCTCGATAGTGACTGATCTACGACCATCACGAGGAGCACCTTCAGAGTCAAGGTAAGCACCAGCAGTCAAGTATGTAATCAGACCTGTAGGAGGTGTTCCAGCAGTACCAACAATATTGGCTGTGTTGTTCTTAGCCATGACTAAGCCAT